GTTGCGCGGATTGTCTGACTCAGAGGGGATGGTTTTATCGCCAGAGGGAGCTTTAAAATCCCAAGGCATCAAAGGCATCCGCTACAAAGACGGATTCAGTCGAGGCTCTGACGGCACCACATCCAACTTCGTTATATTCGATGAGCGCCTGATATCCATATCAAAGAAATACGGCATAGCAATCCCCGCTGCTGCCGCCATGCTCTACGGCGAAGATAATGCCGATCAAGGGTATGAATCGTTTTAACCCGGTAACAAATCCCGCCTGATTTGTACTGTCTTACCTGTTGACAATCTAACAGGGTTGAATTCGCGGAGGCGTACTCAGAATGTCAGAAGATTTAGAACCTACGGTGGAGACTACCGACTTAGTCGAAGAAACGGTTGAGGTTGCAGAGGTTGATGCAGTTGAGGCCACCGCTGAAGAAGTTCCCAGCGAAGAAAAGGTTGCAGAGGAGAAACTGACCAAACGCAACTCATTTCAGGAACGAATCAACCAAAAAACCAGGGAAGCCAAGGAAGCTCAAGCGTTAGCCACCAGTCTGCAAGAACGACTGGCAAGCTATGAGCAGACTATCCAGCCATCCCAATCTCGCCCGAAGTTGGAAGATTTCGACTACGACGAACAGCGGTTTAATGAAGCACTCGATTCATGGACAAGTTCCAGCCTAAGCACATCCGTTAGGCAGGTACGACTCGAAGAACAACGACAAGAAGCCAAGAACGCCCAACAGCGAACACTGGCTATTGCTCAAGAAACCTTCGTAGAACGTGCCAATGATTTCGAGCTAGATAACCCTGATTTTCGTGATGTAGTGTCGAAGGTTCCGAATTCACAGGTTCTGACTTCCGCCGTGTTAATGGCAGAAGACGGCCCAGCTTTAGCTTATCACTTGGGGAAGAATCCAGGCATAGCTAAAGAGTTGGCCGAAATGAACCCGTACATGGCGATGTTGGAAATTGGCAAGATTTCTGCACGTTTAAGCACCAAGGCCCCAACTAAACTTTCTTCCGCGCCACCGCCTAGCAAGACCGTTGGCTCATCGGCTGCTGTGTCAAAAGACCCAGACAAAATGAGTCCCGACGAATACCGGCGACATCGCGGATACTCCAGGTAGGTAATAAATCATGGCAAATTCAATTCTGACGCCTAGCGTCATCACGAAGGAAGCACTTGCTATCCTTCACCAAAAACTGGCATTTGTTGGCGGCGTTAACCGCTCATATGATGACCGTTACGCAAAGTCTGGCGCTCGTATTGGCAACGACCTTCTGGTTCGCCTGCCCAACGAGTTCACTGTTCGGTCGGGCGCAACACTGTCTGCACAGGACGTTGTTGAAACCAGCACAACCCTGACCGTGGACACTCAGAAGGGCGTGGATTTTGAATTCACCTCTGAAGAACTGACTATGCACATTGACGAGTTCAAGTCGCGTTACCTTGAGCCAGCAATGAGCGTCCTGGCCGCCAACATTGAAGCAGACGCCTTGAGCATGACCAAAGACGTTTACAACTTCTATGACGGTGTCGGCGCTGCCGATTCGTTGGCTAACCAGAACCAGGCAGGCAAGTTGCTGACTGACTCACTGGCTCCGATGTCACAGCGGTCTATCTTGCGTAACACACAGGCGACTCTCGACTTCTTGTCAGATACCAAAGGTCTGTTTAACGCAGCCTCGCAGATCGGCAAGCAGTACCGTGATGGCGTTCTTGGCACCATCGGTGGTTTTGAAAGCATGGAGTCAACTCTCATGCCTTCGCACACCACTGGCACGGCTGTCGAGGGTGATACGCTGTACAACGTCAGCGGCGCTTCACAGGTCGGCTCCACTCTGGTGGTAGGCACTGGCTCCACGACCTTCCTGAAGGGTGACATCATCACCCTGGCTGGTTGCTACCGCGTTCACCCTGAAACTAAGGCCAGCACTGGCGCTTTGCAGCGTTTTGTTGTGACTGCCGATTCAGGCACCTCCGCAACAGCCCTGTCAATCTCTCCTGCGATTGTCGTGACTGGTGGTAAGCAGAATGTATCTGCCTCTCCGACAGATGCAGGCGCGGTTACTAAACTGGGCGGTGGCGCATCAGCCACTTGGCAGCAGAACCTGGCGTTCCACAAGGATGCCTTCGCGTTCGCTACTGCCGACCTAGTTCTGCCGCAGGGTATTGACTTTGCTGCTCGGGAGGTCATGGACGGTATCAGTATGCGTATCGTCAAGGACTACGACATCACCAACGACAAGTTCCCTTGCCGTATTGATGTTCTGTATGGCTACAAAGCGATTCGTCCACAGCTTGCGGCTCGTATCGGCGTTAATGCCTAACCAGACCGGAGGGGGGTGAAATTCCCCTCTCCACTTAGGAATTTAAGTTATGGCGACAGCGGCGGACATTTGTAACCAGGCAGGACTGCTGGCAAGAATCTTGGGGGAAGGTGAGACATACGCTGGCGATGCGCTGACGTTTGCATTCACGCGCCTGCAGAGGATTGTTGGCGAGTTGATGGAGTCAAATTATTTGGAGATTCCAGTACCTGCGGCAACGACTACCGTAATCGACATATCACCAGGCTCGCTCGGTGCGCTTGAGTATAATCTCGCGGTTGAGTTAGCCAACCAGACTGGCAGAGCGCCAGACCCTGTACTAATCGGCAAGGCAGGCAAATCATTGACCCTGCTCAAGTCCCGATCAACCCTGAACATCGGCATTGACTACAATGCTGGCGGATTGGGCGTATCTCGCGGCTATAACATTAACTCCGATGCCTAGATTCCAGATACCGCTAACAGGGCGACTCACTGACACGCGATTAGTTGCGGGCAAGCAGTGCGCTGTCAATATGTACCCGCACAGCAAGACGGGCTACAGGCAGTTTCCTGGCATGGTCGAGTTTGCGGCCAAAGGTACAGCGGCATATCGTGGCGGCGCTGTTATGGGCGGCATACCTTACGTTATCTGGGGCACATCACTCAACAGCATAGCATCCAACGGCACCATCACGGTTATCTCTGGAACTGTCAGCGGAACTGGTATGTTGGTGGTCGATACGGACGGTACTCAGTTGGTTATGACTGGCGGCAGCGTCAAAATGTTATACACTGTTGCCGGTGGACTGGCGTCCATCACAGATGGCGACTTGGGCGACGCTTACTCGAACGCCTATTTAGATAATACCTTCTATTACGAGAATTCAAACGGGCGCATATTCGCATCATCACTGGGCGATGCTTCCGCCATTGCCGCGCTGGACTTCATCACATCGGAATCGTTCACAGACGGCGTGACTCGACTCTACGCGCTGAATCAACTCCTCTATTCCTTCGGCACACAGACCACAGAAGTCTATTACACCAGCGGCACCGGCAACACTCGCCTAAGTCGTCAGGTAGTGTTAGAGCATGGCATTCTGGGGCGATTCGCCGTCGACTCGATTGATGACAGTATCTACCTGATGGACGCCGCCAGAAGGCTGACACGGCTTCAGGGCGGTCAGAGAATACCAATATCAGTGCCAGGACTGGGCGAGGAACTGGACGGATATTCTACCGTTTCAGACTGCACCGTTTCCTGCTACACAATCAATCAAGAAAACTTCATAGAAATTACCTTCCCGACAGAAGATAAGTCGTGGGTGGTGCATGAGCGTTCTGGTGAAGCGGTGAAGCGCGAGGACTGGAACAACAGTAGAAGTCGTGCAGCGGGATATCTTCGCGCCTACGGTAAACTGATTGCGGCAGATCACTCAAGCGGTCAACTGTTCGACTTCTCGGCGGCAACCTTCCAGGACAATGCCACCGATGTTGAGCGGGCGCTGCACTCCGAACTGGTCACATCTGAACTGCTTGGCGTACCTTCAAGACCCTATTTGCTCAACGCCATATACCTTGACTACGACTCAAGCAGCGGCTTCCTAACGACTGATGCCGGTGTAATTCTGACCACCGATACAGATGAGCCGCTATCAGACACAAATGCAGCGCTATCGGTCAATGTCTCCATCAGTAAGGACGGTCGGGGTAATTTCTTCTCGACCCCAAGGGCAGTCACGGTTGCAGATAACGGTACGCTAAGGCTACCGAATTGGGGTAAATGTCAAGACACAATCATTCGCGTATCAACCTCGTCAGATACCAACGCTAGTTTTGTTGGCCTGGCAGTTGATCTTGAGCTACTGGATAATTAAATGGCACAAAAACTTTCAGAATTTACGGTAGATATCAATGCGGGAGCCATCGACGGCACAACGGTCGGTGCTACAGTCGCATCAACGGTCAACACCACCGAATTAAGCATCAACGGCACGGCAGTGACCTCGACAGCGGCTGAATTGAACATCCTCGATGGCGTGACAGCTACCGCTACTGAGTTGAACTATGTTGACGGCGTGACCTCGGCTATACAGACGCAGATTGATGCCAAGGCACCTATCAACAATCCGACATTTACCGGCGCTGTTAATGGGGCACTAAACGGCACCCTCGGAGCCACCACCCCTGCGTCGATTGCGGGTACTACGCTGACATCTACGGGAGGCACTTTTACCTCGTCAGGCGGAATTCCCCTAACCGTTGATATGGCTAGTGCGACGGACAAC